GTGGCTGCGTGAGTGCGACTACTCCGACACCTTTTATCGCGGCTACATAAACGGCTTCATCAACGCGATCAAGTGGGGCGACATGCCCGGATGGGAAGCCGCTTACCTCACAAACATTGTCAATCAACTGAATCAAGGGGTGAAGGCATGAACTGCTGTGATGCAAATGGCAATTGCCGCCAGGGTCGGGACTGTCCCGCACGCGCCTACAAAGCGAACTTCGACGAGCTGGGCCAGCCACGTGAAACAACGCCGCCTTGGACTGTTCCTGATGCCCTGATGTGTGTGTTCTTCGTTCTCACTTTGATTGGTCTTTCGACGGGGTTTTTCAAATGACCGAATTTCTTGATTTCCTCTATTGCTTGGGCTGTGAATTTGACCTCACAGACAGCGACATCAGAAACCTTTGCAGGGCTTTCAGCATCGATTTTGAAGCCCTTCAAAAGCATACAGGGCCTTCAGTACCTAACAACTGAAGCAGCTACACGACTGACTCGTTAACTTTAAGACTGGACTGACATCATGGCAAAAATTTCTCAAATGGTAGAGAGCAAGTATCTGAAACAAGGCGACATCGAGGACGACACCATCGTCACGATCAAGAAGGTGGGACAAGCCAACATTGGCAAGGAAGACGGCCCCGTTGATATGAAGTGGTTGATCCGCTTCAATGAGTTCGACAAGCCCATGGTCTTGAACCGCACAAACATTTCATTGCTCGGTAATTTCATCAGCGACGACACGGACGACTGGATCGGCAAGCAAGTGATTGTGTACAACGACGAGTCCATCCAGTTCCAGGGCAAGGTCACTGGTGGTCTTCGCTTCAAGCGCATGAAGGCTGCTGCGAAACGCCAGCCGGCGCCCACGATGGAAGACGAAGACGCAACCGACGACGCATTCTAAAAACCACTGGGGCTGCGGCCCCGGCTAAGGAAACATCATGCCCACTGTTTACATCGATATTGAAACTCTGCCAACCATGCGAGACGACATCAAGGCAGAACTGCGCGCCAATCTGAAACCACCGGGCCAGTACAAAAAGCCTGAATCCATTGCGGAATGGTTTGAACGTGAAGGCGCTGAAGCTCTTGACCAGGAATACCGCAAGACCGCACTGGACGGCGCGTATGGGGAAATCATCGTGATTGGTGTTGCCATCGATGACGAAGACCCGATCACGTTTTCAGGGGATGAGGAAACCACCCTGCCCCAGTTCAACCAGTTTCTGGACAGCATCTTGCACCCGTACGACACCCTTGTTGTCGGGCATAACGTGGTCCAGTTCGATCTTCGCTTCATGATGCACCGCTACATGATTCGTGGGATCAAGCCCCACACGGTCATTCGTCGCGCAGCACAAGCCAAGCCATGGGACAGCGAAAAAGTGTTTGACACGATGGTGCAGTGGGCTGGAGCGGGTAATCGGGTGAGCCTGGATAAACTCTGTAAGGCATTCTCCATCCCCTCTCCGAAGGGGGACATCGATGGATCGAAGGTGATGGACTACGTGCGCGACGGCCGGCTGGAAGAAGTCGCCTTGTATTGCGAAAAAGACGTGGAAGCTACTCGTCAGATTTACAAGCGGATGACCTTCAAATGAACTTCATCTACATGACAAGGTTCTACCTGCGCAACGGCTGGTCAATCAAGAATGCCGTGAAGACCGCCTGGAAGGTTTGTCGCCATGGCTAGGAATTCATCATGGACTGAATCAGATTTGCAGACCTTGCGTGATCTGTATCCAGATAACGCTTGCTCTGTCCTGGTTGAGCTGCTGGGAAAGAAAACTGCCAATATTTACAACATGGCGTCAAAGCTCGGATTGAAAAAGAGCGCGGCATTCTTCCAAAGTGATATGTCCGGACGACTGACGAGAAAGCAAAACGAAGCTTCCAAGTCAAGAAGGTTTCAACCAGGTCTGATTCCATGGAACAAAGGTACGAACTGGGTGGCCGGCGGAAGAAGCCCACAGACACGGTTTAAACCAGGTCAGAAGCCTTGCAAGACACAGCCCATAGGTGCTTATCGCTTGGTCACAGAGAAGGCCGGACGCATTCACCTGGAGCAAAAGACGAGTGATGAAAGCGGAGCCAATCACAAGCGATGGACACCAGTTTCTCGTTTGGTATGGATTGAGGCAAACGGCCCGATTCCTGATGGCCATATCGTGACTTTCAAGAAGGGCATGAGTACCGCTATTTTGGAAGAAATCACGATCGACAAACTGCAATGCATCAGTCGTGGAGAGAACGCAAACATGAATCATCCACGCAATGAAAACCCTGAACTCTCCAAATTATTTCAATTGAAGGGTGCCATCACCCGCCAAGTAAACCGAATCAAGAAAGAAGCAAATGAACAATCATATTGATACCGTCCGCCAGTCGCTCCTGGACACTCTCGCTGATTTGCGTAATCGTGAAGTACCAATGGATATTGAACGAGCCAAGGCCGTCGCTCAGGTAGCTAGTGTCCTGGTTGACACTGCCAAAGTAGAAAACGAGTATCTCAAGATCACCGGCCAAGATCATTCCAAGTTTCTTGAATCGCCAGTGGATGAATCGTTGCGAGTAACTACGGTTGCCAGCCCATTTCCTACGGTTGGAAGTATCACCCGCCACCGGTTGCAGGGGTAAGTCATGAAGCGCGTTGTCAAACTCCAGATCAACCAAATGGGTGCGTGGCGCGATCTACTACGCTTCGACATCGATGCAGTAGACGATCAAGCTGTCCAGGAGGCCGCTGCAAACCTCGTGCTGCTTGCAGATCCACTGGGCAGGACAAGCCTACGTATTGCCACCGCAGACGGCATGCAGACCGCCCTGGTGCGTTGGGACCGTAAGCAAGGATGGAGGCCGACATGAACCCATTCATTCAAATGGCTAGTGTCCTGAGTGCCGCCCATCTTCCAGCCTGGACAATCGATGAGCCGATTCCCGAGGGATTGAACCGAACCGAGCGCATCCGCCGGCTACTCAAGGCATCCAGTCGCCCAGTGACTGCCAACGAGATTGCTTGGGACATGGCCGACCACTTCCCGAATTTCGGATCGCACCTGGTGTGGCTGCTGCTCAAGTATGAAATGGAGAAGGGTCGTGTGATCTTTGATAAGGCACGCTCTACATACTCATGGAATCAGGAATACGAAACAGCCGAGGCCGCAGCCATCCGTGACGCCCTGAAGTTGCTTAAGAAGCACGGCTACAAGGTGGCGCTATGACTACCAAAACTGATTTGGGATGGTTTGAGCGCTACAAAGAAGCCAGCAAAGAGCGCGACCAGTTGCAGGACTCTCTAGAGAAACTGCGCGATCACTTCAAAAAGATTGCTGATGAGAATTCGGCGCTGCTGTACCAGATCAATATTATTCGTGGGGTTTTGAAATGACAACGATTGAACAAGCACGCGCAGTCGAGCATCGGCTGCGTGAACATAAGAATTGGGAAGCACGCAACCATGAAGCAGCCAACACCATCGCAGACCTTGTCTCAGAGCTTGAGGCGGCGCAACGTGATGCTGCACGGTATCAGTGGCTGGCTGTAAATGCGTATGTCGGAATAGCACCGCACCCAAAGCCGCATGAAGTCTGGTGCCTTCGACTTCCAAACCCTAGCGACTGCAACAATCTCGACACAGCCATCGACGCTGCAATCGCAGCAGGAGGAACGAAATGAGTATGTACCGCAAGAAACCAGTCGTGATTGAGGCTATGCAGTGGGATGGCTCCTATAGCAGCATGGAGACAATCCAAGCCCGTTGGCCTGAACTTATTACGGCAGGGCTAACCCACCGACCACACCATCGCACAATACAGATGTGGAGCATCGCCACCCTAGAAGGTCAACACATCGTCAGCGTTGGAGACTTCATCATCAAAGGCGTGAAGGGTGAGTTCTACCCTTGCAAGCCTGACATCTTTGAAATGACCTATGAGCCAGCCCACGGCGCAGAGCAAGCCAAGGCCGCGATGTGCCGTGCGTAAAGGAGGAAGCATGACTAACAAAATCATGATGATGGCTGACACGTATGCGAACCGTGCGGCAGCACATCAAGTACACGCCAAAGAACGAGCCGCACTCGCAGCAGCCATTCAATCCGAGCAGGACTACACCCGCGCACTGCGGAGTGAGCTTGAAGACACCAAGGCGCTGCTGCACCAAGCACTTGATGAGCGCGACCACTACTTGCGGGAGCGTGATGCACTCCGCGCAGCACCAGTGCAGCCGCTGACATGCGACACATGCACACACTTCAAGCATGGCAAGCAACCCGGCATCAAGATTTACGACATGTCATGCCTGGAGTGCAGTCAGTATTACGCCAATCGGCACGAAGCCCACGGCATCACAAAGGAGCTAGGCCAATGAAGCGATATATCGGTTCGTGCATTCCTGCGGTTGCTTTTGCTTTCTTGGCATGGGCAGGCGGATATGACTTCAATGAGCGTGGCGTCGTAGCCTTCTTTCTCGCATACGCATCGCTTTCGGCTTGCTGCTTAACCTTTTTCTGGCCTGGATGGAGAGAATAATGAGCCTGATGACACAAGCCATCATCGCAGACAAGTACGGCCTGCGCCTGACCATGGAGCAGCTTGCGGAGGCCATGCAGATCGCCAAGCAGACGATCTATAACCAAATTAGCGCGGAGACCTTCCCCGTGCCGACCTATGTCGAGGGGTCTAAGCGGTGGGCGGCTTATCAGGATGTGGCGGCGTACCTTGACGGGTGTCGTGTTCGTGCAAAGACTGCGGCTTGATGTTGGTGTACTTTTTCAGGTTCTTCCAATCTTTGTGACCGCTCACAATGCTCACCTTGGGGATGTCGTAACCATGCTCGAACATCTGGCTTATGCCCTCATGCCGCATGTCGTGGAACACGATGTCCTCAAGGCCGAGCGCCTTGCGGCATTCCGTAAAAGCCTTGGTGATGTACTTGGGCGCAATCGGGAAGATGCGCTCGTCAACCCTGGGCTGCGCTATCATCAGGTCGAATGACCCGGCGAGCAGCGGCACCCACTGGTGGTTGCCGATCTTGTGCTTAGGGTCTTTGCGGTCCCGCACCAGCACCATCTTCTGAGCCTCGTCGATGTCGGACCAAAGCAGCCCGGCAATCTCAGCCCGGCGCATTGCCGTAAGTTCACCGAACGCCACGAAGTCCCGATACCTGTGCCCATAGAACTGCTCCATCCAGGCCTTGATCTTTACACTTTCTTCTGCCGTGGGCCTGCGGTCCCTGGTATTGGCGCCCTCGATCAGCCCGATGTAGGCCAGCTTTGGCCTTGCCTCGTCCAGCACGAACACCGACCTGGGAAGGGTCACACGCAGCACGGTAGCCAGCTTGGAGAGGTCGCAGCCGATCTTGTACCCACCGGCACCCTCGTCGCTGCGCTTGAGCGCCCAGCCTTGTATGTCTTCAACCGTCAGGTCTGCCGCCACCAAGTCCCCGATTGATCGGTCCAGAATCTTCAGGGTGTAGTCCTCCGTGGACTTTTCGATGATGGGCCTGCCACGCTTTCGCAGAGCCCGGAACTTAGAGATCAGCACACTGATGGTGCTTTTCTCGCCAGATGCAGCAACGCCGCCACGCAGTTCTTTTTCCTTGTCTGCCGCCCAGACAGCCGCCGCCGCTCTGGTATTCTTCTGCTTGGTCACTTCCTTGTGGCCCTTGACCCGCACTGTTGCCCGCCACTTGCCGTTGGGGAGTTTGTAGACTGATGCCATTTCCGCTCCTGTTTTTGCTACGCAGTCCAGAAAAAGATACGCACCGAAGTACGCACTTTCTGGGTAAACAGAAGTATATGACAGTAGCTCTACAGAGTGAAAGACCCCCTAAAAAGCCCCATCCGAACCTTGGCTCAAGGTGGCTTTAGCTAGGGAAAACGCAGGAAATACGCAAAAAACTACGCAGTAGCCCCCGGTAGGTTACTGCGCAGCACCCTTGACCTTCTCCACCGTGCGCTGAATCCCGTAGCCGGTCATCACCGTGCCAAACAGCAGGTACAGGCTGTCAGGAATGGCCCCCAGCCAGGCCTTGAACCCTGCGGCCACCGCCACAGCCAGATCGGGCCTGAAGGCCGACAGGATGCCCATTGGAAGGCCCGCCAGCAGCAGTACGTAGACCACGTACAAAAAGCTGGGGCGTGCCCTGCTCGTCCAAGGGTCTGCCGACTGCGACTCAGCCAGCATCACGGCCATGCCTGCTTTCATGGTTTCCAGATCGCCCGAGCGTTCGGCTTGGTACATCGCCAACTTGGCGGCTTCTTTGGTGGCCGGGTCAGGCCAGAAGCGATCAATGAATTTCCCGCCAAGGTCTAGGACTGCGGTTGCTGGATCAAGTGCCATTAGAGTTCTCCCCACGTAGAAGGTTGTGTATCGCCAAAAGTTCCTTTGAGTCCAGACCACACGATGTGTGCGGCCCGAGCCATAGCCTTCGCTTCCAAGTCCCTGCCCTGAGCCACGTATTGCTCATGCTTGTCTAGCAAGTCAGACAAAATCTTTGTCTCCACCGGCAAGAACTCAGGCTCATCAATCGGTAGGTCTAGCCTCACGAAAACGCCCTTGTGCCGTTGCCGTCAATCACCAAAGCCTGCCCACGCATCCGCGGATCGAAGCTGATATGTACCCATCCACCGGTTTTTCCCTGCGTGTAAAACTCTTGGATCAGTTGGTCGAATGGCACCTTGCTTCGCAGTAGCGCGGCCACGATCTGCGCAGGCGTGCCGGCTGTCGGGCAGGTGAAGTCGATCGCCATGCCAGTTCGGTGCGCTGAGGTCGGCTTAGACCCCACAGCAGCGTTCAGGGCATCACAGCGATACCAGCTCGAGACGATGCACATGTTGGAATTCAGCGCCAGCCTGACAAGCTCCATGCCCAGTGCCGCCTTCTTGACGTTTGGCATCAGTTCAAGCGGCAGATCGTTATTGATTCCCAGGCGCGCAGCGGTCTGGCTGTGGGTCACTTCGTCGATTGAAAAATGAGCGCTGACACTTTGCATCATTTCTGGCCTCGTTCAATCAGCCGATCCAGCTTAGAGTCCAGCCGCTGAAATTGGTCTTGCATGAGCCTTAAGGCTTCCTTCAAGGAATCCGTTTGGGCTGTATCGCGCTGATGCAAAACCATCTGATCAGCCTTGAGCAACTCCACGTCTTTCTTCAAGTCACCGTAGGCTAGAAATGCCATCCCAAACTGCATCAGCAGCGCAAATATGATTCCTAATGGAACTTTCTTGTCAAGGTGCCACCCTGGTAGATCTTGCATGGGCTGCGAAAGCAGCGCCCTGCGTTCACCTTCGCGCCGTTCGTATCCAGATGGTTGGAAGTTGGTCATTTCTCGCTTATCGGTTGAGTGGTGACGATGCGCAGGATGGTGACGATCACGCTGATGGCTAGACCGACTAGCATTTGATTGATGGGGGTAAGCGGTAGCAGTCCGATGTAGCCTTGCAGGACTGATAGAACAGCCAGCAACAGTGCGAACAGCACCGTGCGACTTTTTAACAGTTGGAGGATGGTGGTCATGGTTTAAAAATCTATTGGGTAGCACAAATTTATTGTTGTCAGCACGCTGGCATCTCCATCATGTGCAACGTGAGCACGAACTGCAATTTGACCAGCAGTATCAACTGTCACAGCAACATAACCTGCACTAACATTCTGAATGGAAGAATATGTCGCACGAGGTCGAAGCGGTGCTGTTAGTGTTGCAATAATGGTAGCCGATATATTGCTTAATCCCGTTACAACGCCTGTAATTGTTACCTGCCGAGTAAGCATATTCAGCGTAGCTTTCACCGGTAAGTATCCAGCACCATTAACACATCCAGTTAGTGTTGGATACTCAACGTAAGATTGCGCCGCACCTACAAAAGCAGTCCCTGTATTTACTTTGTGCCGATCTGGTCCAAAAACACTTGCGTAAAAATAGTATGGAATAAAAGCAATTGGTATTGCAGAGACAAAAGACAGAACTATGTTGTCTACGTTGTATGAACTATCCGAGTAGACAATAGCACCTATGACTGAACCACCTCTAACGCTTGCACCATGCATACTCACATAATTTACCCCGTTACTTTTATTCCAGAATACGCCCCTTCTAAGACCAGTACCAGCAGGTATCGCTGCTGAAATTTCATACACACCTCCTGTTGATGTGTACCCCGCTTCATTCGGGCTTCCAGAAAATGTGATATGTGAATCTACAAAATCGCATATTGGAGATACTTCAATAACTGGTGTATTTGTTACAGACCATATATTTTCTTTTGCTCCAGAACAATAAAGTGTGTAGGTGTAGAACTGAGTACCTGCCAATATCTTTACGCAATTAGTACTGAGTGTTGCGTAAGTTGTTCCATTAGATGCTTGTATAAGGCAATTATCGATAGCACAATTGTTGTCAGCACGATTGATTTGAACCAATGCGCTCCATTGACCTGTGCCAACAAGGTGTAGATTCTTTAGAATCTTTACGCTTGTGTCCGCGAAAACTATCGCTGCGTCAGAGGCGCTGGTCCCCCAAGCAATAAATTGAATGGTGCTTCTAAAAGTTTCATCGCCTTCCAAGGTTACGAACGCTGGAATGGTAAGCTGTGCCGTAACCCTATACGTCCCCCGTGGGAAAAATAGAGTCTTTCTGACGCCTGCCGAAGATACAGGGGAAGTATCCGTAGCAATAACAGAGTTAGCTGCAGCCTGAATAGCAGCAGTGTCATCCGTTGCCCCATCCCCTACCGCCCCAAAGTCCTTGACACTCACACTCTCTCGAGCCTTATCCTGCACCGTCCGTGCCACAGCACCAGTTCCGGACTGGATGAAGCCGACGAGGGATGATCCGGTGCTTGCTGCGAACTGGCCTAAGTTAGCTGCGTCCGTAGCTGCTGTTCCATTCGCCAGTCCGGTGATCTTGTTGGCGCCCATGGGAATGTTTGCCGTAGCGGGGCTCTGGCCGTCTCTGGTCAGAGTATTTGACAGGCCCGTGGCAATGTCGTTAACCGTGTTGTTGAATGCCGTGCTGCTGACGACTGAGCCCGTTACAGCGGGGTTTCCAGGGGTGTAGGGGCTAAATGTTCCGTTTCCGTTGAAGCTCACGATTGTTCCTTAATGAAAAAAGCGCTACAGTGAGCGCTTTAGGGGTGACTAATGACGGTCGTCAGCAATAGCATCACTGCCACCGCTCCGATATTTGCTGTGTGCTTTATCTGCCTCATAGCGAAGGCAGAGTCACTGTTTTGGAAACTGTGGGAGCGGGTTTCTAAGCTGCGCAGCAAGCCTGGCAGCCATGCTGTTATCAATCCCTTTCTTCAGGACGACCGACGCCCCACCACCGATAGCGCCGCCAGCAGTGGCGCCCATGGCCGCACCGGCTGGACCGCCGAAGGACGCCCCGAGCCACCCCCCAAGAGCGCTGGCACCTGCTGGGAGACCTGCGAGACTCCCACTTTGCAGGTAGTTGTAACCCTGGGCGACCGCACCCTTGTACTTGGTGGGAGTCTGGAGAACGTATCCGGCGTCGTGAAGGGTCCGAAAGTTCTCTAACTCCGAAGGCGTCAGAACCAGCGCCATCTTTGATTTGTTGGCGTTTATCTCACGGTTTACATTTCCCGCATTCCACAGGCTTTCATTTTGATTGCCTCCAGGCCTGTATCCCGCATCGTTGATCCGCTTGGCAAGTGCACCTTTGATTTCTGCAATTGCCTGATTTCCCATGTCCTTCAGCTCAGGCGGTAGATTCGTCAGGGTCTTGACGATGTGTTCGAACTGGCTTGTGGGCATGGCCAAAAGCTTTTGCGTGACAAGCGCATCGGGAATTGCCTGATTTACTCCGTTGGGGCCCTGGTCATTCAGCAGCTTTGCAATTCCGTCTGGGTTATCCAGCGTGTTCATGCGCAACTGGTGGAGCTTTCGCGCCTGGTCAAACACGCCGGCGCCGCCTGCCCTTGCAACATCAGAGTCAAGCGCCTGCTTCACCATGCCGATCTGCTTCGAGTTCGTTGGCGACCAGGAGGAATTGAGCCACTTGCGTAGATTCTCCGCGCTGTTCACCGTGTTGGGTGCGGGAGCAAGTTCTTCGCCCTCGATTGGTATTCCTTGGAACCGCTTCACCTGGCGCTCAATTGATCCGAGCAGCGCAGAACCGTCTTTCGATGAAAGCAACGTCTCCCTGAAATTATTGTCTTTGAGCAGGTTATTCAGATCGTCCGGACTTACTGCGCCCATGCCGCCTGCTTTCTCTCTGGCTGCGTTGTAGACGGCTGTTATCTTCCCATCAAACCAGTCCGACAGACCGCGCAGAGGTGCTTTGACAGTCTGGCCAGACTGTTCTGGAGTCATAGCCTTGGCGCCTGTTTCGCTTTGAATCTTTGCCCCGAAATCACGCAATGCTGTTTGCTCTTTTGTGAGCTGCGTTCGCATGGCCTCGCCAAGTGGATTGTTCAGTTGGGCATTTTCATAATCCTGCCCAGATGTAAACCGGTCGCCGGAAATCGTGGACGGCCGCTGTTCATTCAGGCCGATCTTCTTCAACAGCGCAATATTGCCCAGTTGGTCCTGAACGGGTTTTACAGTTCCTTCAGGAGCTGGCGCGACAGGAGGAAGCGGACGGTCTACGGGAATTGAATTCGTTGGCATCTGCGGTGCACCAGGTGCATCAACAAGAACCGGGCCTTCAGGTGTCAGCTTGTAGCGTGGCTTGTCGAATGTAGTTTGCACATTGCCCAGCGAATCGGTGGAATATCTGGGCATTGGCTTCTGATTCTCTGCCTGGTCGCGCAAAGCGGAAGCAAGAAGCTGCTCCTTTGATGGGGCTGGATTGATGAACCCACGACCACCAGCCGCCGCCAGCGCAGTTGCGCCACCTCCGCCAATTGACGCCAGTATTTGACCGACCGGGCCAAATCCGGCCTCTGCTGCGCCCTGCCCTGAAGCTCCAGAAGCGCCCGCGCTTAAAGCCTGAATTCCTGGTGCAGACTGGAAAGAATTTCCGACAACCTTCGCCGTGGGGCCGCCAAAAGTGGAAAGGTATTTGCCCATCGCAACACTGGCCGCGGTTGATCCCATGGCTGATGTTGCGGCCTGGACGACTCTTTCAGTTCCATTTCTTGGCTCGTCAACACCCGCGCCGGTCAGAGCCTGCTGCGTAATTTGGGACGGATACTGCAATTTCCCAACATTCGAACCAGTCAGTGAATTGAATCCTCCAATCCCAAGGTTCAGCAGGCCGTTTGCAGCGTCTCCCGCCATATTCGGCAATGCAGTGAGCGCAGTAACTCCCGCGCGTCCTGTGAGGCTGATTTGGTGCTTCAGCTGGTCAAGCAATGGCTCTGGCATTTCAGCCATGGGGCCGTGCCTGCCCTCGTTCCCGATATTGGCCACCGGCGCAGGATTGGACTGCGCAGTAAGCAACGCCTCCAGTGGATCCGCAGCCGGGGCTGTTGATGCCTGCTGCGCCAACAGTGATTCCAGGTCGGACATCAGTAGGCCCCCATCTTCTTTAGGGTTTGAATGCGCTTCAGAAGGTCAGCTGCCGTGGCCGGGTCCATCTTCTTGACGAATGCACCTTGATTCTCAGGAGGCATGTTTTTCAGCTGCCACACGCGAGGGTCTGCATTCTGGTCGAACTGGATCTCATTTTCTGAGTAGGCTTTCGGATCGCGCTTGAGTGCTGGAGCTTGCAGGAACTTGGTTTTGGCCTTCACCATTTCATTTGCACCGACCAGGTTGTCGACAGCTTCATTGATGGCGTCAGGCTGCATGTGCGAATTGGGATATGCAGATTGCAGAATAGATCGGGCCGCGTCTGTTCCCATTCCTCCGGCGCCCAGGCGCGTGGTGATCTGGTTGCTGTACTTCTCCAGCAAGTTCTTTGCTGTCAATTCATCGTTGGCGCGTTCATTGCCGAATGGTGCAAGGAGTCCATTGACGAATGCCCACTTGTCAGACCCTGCGCCAGCGTTGGCCTTCTTCGCCAGCTCCTTGATGCTTTGCAGGTAGGAAGTGGTGGTTTGCGCTGTGGAATTGTCAGTCTGGAGCTGCGACCACCGCTTGGAGAATTCATCCTGCGAGTTCTTTGCGCCCTGCTCCATGCCGAATGGCGCGCCGACACCTTTCGCCTTGAATCTGGCAACGCCAGCATCGTAAGCGGAAGGATCAGTCTGGCGAAGAAGTTGCTGCTCTTGAGGCGACAGCTTGCTTATATCCAACCCATTGCCAACAGAGGGATTCCCATGAATGGTTGCGTCCACCGTAGTCGGGAGCGTTGTTCCGTCCTCGAGCGTGACGGACTGGCCCACCGGCGCCAGCGTCTCCATGTTCTTGCCTTTGAGCTTAGAAGCTTCAGACAAAGAAATTGCATCCAGCGCTCCCGCTGCAGGTTGAATCTTGAATCCACCGCCTGGAATCTGAACGCCTTGGAAGCCTTCCGGAACAACCGGGAAGTTTGTAGCCTGACCAGTGCGAGGATCACGGCTCCATCCACCCGGGCGAATGTTTTCTGGCGCCACATAGCTATTCTTGAAAAGTGCGTCCGCGTTCGCCTGGCGCGGATCTGCTCCCGCAGCCAATGCCATTTTGGTTGCCTCTGTCGGGTCGAATTGCTTCATGTACCCACCCATGTAAGCACCTTTATCCAGCATGAACGCCATCTTGGCCTGGCTCGGCGACATGCCGTTGATGGTCAATCCACCACCCTGCGGAGCAGTTCCACTGCCTTGTGCAAGCATAGTTCCCATGCGTTCAGCATTTGAATTTGTTGGCCCTACGTCACCTTGAATTGCACCTTGAGCCAAAGCAGCAGGCGCAGCAGTTGAAGCATCCGGCGCACCTTGACCAAACATTGCCCCGATACGATCTCCATAGCTCTTTGCCAAGTCAAGATTCTTGACATCAATCGAGTCCTGAGACTTAGACGCCATGAGAGCCTGCGCCATCCGTGCAAGTCCCTGTGTCCAGCTTGGTGCAATGTATTGCTGACCAATCATTTGCCCTTGGTCTGGCGTCAAAGACTGTTGACGCAATAGGTCTGCCATAGCCTGCTGACGTTGCAGCATGACCTGTTGGGCTGCAATGTCCGGCGCAATCAGGCTTGTAGTCGAATCAATTCCTGTAGCCATGATTTAACCCTTGTATGCCATCAAAGAAGAACCAAGACCAAACAGACCGTTTGAGGTGTTTGCGTTTGCTGCGTTTGCGCTGTTCGTGGCCTGCATCCCGGCGCTGTAGCCGTACTGACCTGCTGCCGTTTGACTTGCCGCTGTCGGTGCTTGGGTGAAGGTCGGGTTGGTCACCTGTGAGCCGTTCTGCAGCGCATTCAACTCGTTCAGGGGTTGATTTCTATTCGTCATCTGCTGGCTGTATGTCTGAGCTTGCTGCGACTGACCCAGGTTGATACCTTGAAGAGCGGCTTGCTGGTAGGCGTCATTGCGCTGATTGCCGAAATCAGTCTGCGCGTTCTTCCAGGCTTCAGAGCCCTGGGTGATGCCCTGATTTGCCAACTGCGCCTGGAGTTGTGTGTTTTGACGATCCAGCATCGGATTCACGCGACTCATGATGTTTGCAGTCGCGGAGTTCGTGGCCCGGGTGGGGTCGTATGCTCCTGGCATAGATGATCCAAGCGTTTGCCCGAGATTCTGGGCCATTGCATTGGCTGTGTTCCCCAAAGTGCCCTTGAGCGCGTTTGATTGATCCAGGAGGCCTTGCTGTGCGCTCGATAGAGTCTGATTGTTCGTCCAGTGGTTGGGATTGTTCGGATCCACGGCCCATGTGGAAGACCCATAGGGTGTGTACGAGTCAACCCGATTGGAAGCGGTGTCGTTGGCGGCCAGTTGGGCGTAGTTCGGAGCAGTCGGGGCGGCTTGGTTGCCAGTCTGACTGTTCAGGAGTCCAAGGCCGGCAGAGACTGCGCCTATTCCCTTTGCTGTCCAGTTGCTGGGATCCCACCACTGCGAGGATGTGTCGGCCGCTGCTGGTACGCCATAAACCCCAGTAGATGGTCCGCCATATGAATAATCAGCTGCGTCGGGGATGTAGTTGCCGTTTGCGTCTATTGCCATTTTTGTTCCTTAAACTCCGCCGCCGCCACCGTTTGCGGCTGATATTGATGCACGATCTGAACTGTTCATATTCCCTGTGGTGCTGCTTCCGTCAGTTGAATGGCTGTTACCACTGTTTGAGACGGTCACAGCGTTCGAGCCTGTGCCGAATATGCGCGAGGCATTTGGATTGCCTAGGTTCGCCACAATTCCGGTTGTTGCTGGGGTAATTGCTCCGGTGTCTCCAATGGTTGAATCCTTGCCAAACAGACTGTTTGACAGTGCGCCATTCGTAACCATGTTTCCCAAGCTGTAGAGTTGTCCCAAGCCTGGAATCATTGAGATGCCTGCGTTTGCGAGGAAGCGCGGTGTGTTCGTGTTTTCACTGCCCCAATTACCAAGAGCAGCACCAAGAAGACTCCCTCCTGGAACACCCGACAATTTTCCCAGCATTCCGCCCAGTCCGGTGTAGTCCCCGTTTGATGCCCCATAGATAGTACCGCCCAGCCCTGCAACTTGCGACAGCATGGGGTTATGGGTAAGTTGCCCCATCAGGCCCAGAGCGCTGATTCCCGCACCTATGTCGGCGTTGCCTGTTGTTTGATTGGCTGTTCCAGTGTTGGCATCAAATTGATAGTGGCTAGACGATGGACCTAAAGACGGACTGGAGAACAGCGAACCGGACAAGGTGGGAGATGGTGAGCTGCTTCCCATCGACGTGGATGATTGCGCCGCCTGTCCCGCAGATTGTCCTAGCGCCCGTCCTGGTGCTTGGCTGGATTGCTGGTAGCCATTCAGCCCAACAATGGGAGCTACATCAACGGGCGACAGCGGGGCAAGTCCGGTGTTGTACTTGGGGCCCGAAACGCTGTTCAGGAATTGCGCAACTTCGTTCACAGCACACCGCCTGGTTTAAGTAGAAAGTCGGTAGAAGCCCAGCGGAGTTGTGCATTTTTCACCGCCCCAATCATGTGGCCGGCAACACAGTATCCAAGGGCGTATGAGGTCTGCCAGTTGCGGTTGATGACGAATGAGTCATCACCCCATATCCCTTGATCCCATAGAGCAGAATCCCAGTTTGATGTTTCGGGGTGAGTTGTGGATATTTGGCCTGTGGGTGTTGTTTGGTCGAAATCAGCATTCACGCCAAGCAGGATCGACGGATAACCCGTGTAAGACACCACAGGCCGGATCATCGAAACCTGTTTCAATTGACCAGGTGAGCCAAAGTAATTGAAGGATTGAAGACCTTCAAACGTGATGTTATTGGTGTTATCTGTCGTGGTGTCCCACGCCTTGTAAATCTTCCCCGCCCCGCCAAAGTAGATGTTGTCGCCGTGAAGCTCAAATGTGTGCGCATTCCAGTTCAGGAACCGCGACCAGGCACCCGAGATGGTGTTCATCACCAGCTGATAGGACACTGTCGAGGAAACAGGGACATTCACAAAGAGCATGTTCTCCTTGGGGAAAATCGTTGTCTCCCAGCCGAAGTTTGTTCCGTACAAGGTGACGTAATCACTCATGACGTGCTGAATCTTGTCGGTCAGCATCTCCTGAGAGTTCACGCGAGAAGACATCAGGGACTTTGACAAGGGTGCCAATCCGTCCTGGCAGACGATCAGCATGTCGCCGGCGTACTTCATCATGCAGCGGCGTCCGATCGGTGAGCCAATGTCGTAAATGCCAATAAGTGACCACGTAGTCGCGCTCGATGGGTCTGTACCCTTGTAGATAGCCACCTGGCCTTCAGAGGTGATGAAGACTGCGTAATCATCCATGCCGTAACCCGCATCCAGAGACCAGTCACCCATTGCCATCAAATAACCACCCCGATTGAACAAGGAGGAAAAGTCGATGGATTGGGCTGCACCGCCAATAGACAAAACAGGCATGTACCAGACGCGCAGGGAATTCTTTTCGCAGAACCACAAACGGGCCTTGAATGCGGCCACGTTGATCAGCAAAGTCGGATCGACTCCGGTGATTGCAAAATTTACTTGGGGGGTGACTGTGCCGGCGACCGTAGTGACGCCCAAAGCACCCGCCAGAGCGTAGGTGAAGGTGCTTCCACCCGTGACGGTGATTTGATAAGTGCCGTTGTATCCCGCAGGAGTCCAACCGGCCACCACGACATACATGCCGGTTTTGAGCAGGTGAGGAACAGAGGTAGTGACGGTGGCCACCAAGCCCACGCTGGTGATCGAAGTCACGGTGGAATTGAATGCGGCTGGAAAAGTATTTCCCCATCCGGTGCCGTTGTAGACCAGGGGAAGATCAGCGCCATTCACCCAGACCATGAAGCTACCTCCAGCGGTGCCGAAGTTGACATGCTGAAATCTGCTGTTTGTCAGTCCGGAAACCAACGGAGAACCCACGGCGCCTGCGACAGATACGTCATAGACAAAGCCACCAGAAGCCGCGTAGAGCTTGATTGCGCCAGTCTGGGGTGAGTAGCTGCACAAAGTCTCTGCATCGCCCGTGAGGCCTGTAACCCACTGGGAATAGCCTTGTCGCACGCGCACATCAAAGGGGGTGCAGAAGAAGTTGTCCAGGATGACTGCATCCTTGGGTTGCATCTCTGCCAAGGGGTCTCGGGCATTCCATCCAGCCACCGGCGCAGAGACAGAAAACGTCCTTGCGGATTGGCCTCTGTTAGTTCTCTTGGCTGGTGAGCGCATATATATAATTGAGTGGCATGGCTAGGGTAGCTCCCGAAAGCTGATTTCCGTGTCAGTTGCCATGCACCATCACACGGACATCAATGAACGGAAATTGATATGAACGAAATATTCAAACCCATCCCAACTTGGGAAGGAATGTACGAAGTAAGCAATCTCGGAAACATCGTTAGCCTTTTCAGGAATAAACGATTGACCAGAAAACTCCGACTTGATAAGGACGGATATTTGCTGGTAACTCTCAAGTGCATTGGTAGAGAGCAAACCATCAAAGCACATAGGGCTGTAATTTCAGCCTTTGTTGGTTCTTGCCCTGACGATATGGAAGTCAACCACATCAACGGCGTGAGAAACGACAACCGTCTCTCAAACCTTGAATACGTCACAAAATCCCAGAATCACATCCGTGCTTGGGACACTATTCGTGATCCTGCGAAGAACAATTTTTCAAAAATAACATCGGAAATCGCCGCCAAAATACGGGTCGAATACCTGCGAACTCACAAACTAAAGGCTACAGCCGAAATGTTTGGAATGTCTAAAAATGCTGTTTGGCTAATCGGCACCGGAAAAACCTGGCGCAATGCTTAGCCGCTTGGCGCATCAGACGCCCCACGATCCGGCCGGCACCATCACGACCGGCTGGATGTCGTAAGTCGCACCATTCATGTGCAGTCGGGCTTTACCTGCATCACGGCCCATGGCATCGATGACTCTGCGTTCGTACTTGTTGAAGTCTTCGGAGTAATCCAGACCCTTGGCACACTTCCAGCGCCAGATAGCCCCCATAACCAAGAGCTGGTCATCGATCCTCGGGGTGTCTGTGTCGCTCGTCCACAGCTCGGACGTGCCGCCGGCTGCCGTGTTGATCCAGTTCTTATTGATGTACTCAAAAGCACAGGTCTGACCCGCAACAGGCACGGGGTAGAAATTGATCACATCGTTGATGATGCGAAAACTGTTGAATGGGCCATTGATCTGCATGGCCTTGGATTGCTGCCAATCCTGCTGAGACTTCGGGCCATAGACCGGCCGGCGCAAAGACCTGTTCCAGATCGTGTCGTTGACGATGTAGTCGTAACCAGGCGCAATAGTCGCCATGGTTCCCTGAACCTGAGCTGCGACGGTCGTGAATGTGGCCTCAGTCTGCAAAGCCTCCCACGGATAGCGGGTGGACTGTTCCTGCCCCTCTTCTTCCAGCAAAGACAGCAACTGGATGATCTGCTGGTCTTGCGATGTGTAGGCTGCAATGGGCGCGTTTATTCCGACACGCTTGCAGACCGTCTGGACGATTGAGAGACAGGAAAGTGCCATTTAAGCCTCGGTGAGTTCGCGGGGTTTACGGCCCCGGCGCGGTTTGTCTGGGTCTTCCATCGCATCCATGCGGCTGGAGAGTTTGTTGATCAGTTCTTCCTGGCGCCGGATCGTCTCCAGCGCGTCAGCCAGTTCTTTGACAACTGGCGAAAGGGATTTCTTTGCCTGAATGTCGGCCTTTGCCATATCCCGCAGCACTCGCCCATCGAGGCCAATGTCTCCCAATGATGAATCCGGCACTGCAGCCAGGTCTTCAATCGTTGGAAAACGCTGCACCAGGGATTCACGGCGAGACTTCAAAATGCGCTCCCATGTGATCAGGGGAGTCCCATGGCGCGGGATCTCTTTGCCTTCACGGTGCGCGGAAAGACCAGCCTTGAACTCCTGCACCCATGTGGGGTCGTAGCGGCCTTCCTTGGCTTCTTTTCCCTTGCGCTCCAGAAACTCTCCGGCCATGAATTCCAGCGGGTCACCTTTGTGACCGTGGGGTGTGATCATGATGAAAGTCACCATCTTGGGGACTTGGTAGCCAAGGTCTTTGCTTGCCGCCTCGTCTACGCCGTGTTCACGGTCTTGAAAGAAGAAGAAGGGAACGCGCTGCATGGGGTCTACGTATGCCAATTGAAATCTCCTAGCTGTTGAGCTTTGTTATGGGCTTCTCCGTTTGGAGAAACGACCATAAAAAAGCCCCCACCCTTTTGAGGTGGAGGCCAGTTAAGCGAACACGCTTAGGTGATTGCGCCCTGCAGGAAAGGACGCTGGATCTGACCCACAATGAAGCCGGTGTAGGTGGCTGTCACAGAGGACGAGCCGCCAGCGGATGCATTGGCAGACAAGGTGACGCGACGGCTGTCGAAGTCAATCGACAGAATCGTGCCAGAGACACCCGTACCGGTGATTGCGGCGCCTGGGAACCAGCCGGCAGTGTCAGACACAGTGATTACGGGCGAACCGTTGGTCAACTGGGCAGTCTTTACGACAGTGGTAGCCGAAGCAGCGACAGACACGGCATTCAGCACCTGACGACCCGCACTATTGGCAGCAACGCTACCGCCAGTGGTGGCATCGATGCCAAACGTAGTGCCAGCAGCCACAGAAGCCGCAGCCTTGATCACAGCGTTGCCGCTGATCTGAATCCAGCCATATTGCACCGATGCCACGGATGTGACAGGGTTGATTGCAATGCCGATCGGGCGACCGGTGTTTGCGGTGTTGGCTGCAACGGCGACTTGGTAGCCTGCGGTATCCGTTGCATTCTGGCCGTAACCAGAAATGACGACCACTTGGCCTTGGGTGATCGCAGCAGAGGCGGGGAACGCCACATACATGAATTCACCAAAGCCCCAGTAGTTGTCCACAGCGGGGACGACAGTGCCCAGGATTTCGCGCTTGATCGTGTCAACAACGTTCAGAAAACCTTGTTGCAACTGACCGACGATAGGAGTGATTTGAGAGTAAGCCATGTCGTTTTACTCCTTATGCTTTCAAGACGCCTTGCAGCGAGCGGTTGCTCAGTGCCAGGTTGCCTTGCCAGATGATGGTTTTCACCAGCGCATCCTGATTGATGGATTCCACGTCATCAAGCATGGTGATGTTGGCGTCCTGGTGGACAACCAAATCGATGTACTTGGTGTTGAGGAAGTAGGCGTGACCAGCGGGGATACCACCGGACGAGTCGAAGAACACGTCAGCAGACTTGTACTTCATGGTCATCATGCCGGCCTGGCCGTTTTCAGATGCGGTGTAACGCTTCAGCGAGGTCTGCGATTGCTCGAAGAACGTGAAGTAATCGTCAGACATGACGATCAGGTCGGGTGTGTCCATGCCGCGAGTCAGCTTGATCCACAGCGGCAGCATCAGGGACTCGAAAGTCGATGCGCTTGGCGTGATACCAGAGCCACCTTGCAGCGGAGCAGCAGCGGACTGCACAACGTTTTGCCAGAAGGCATAAGTCGAGCTGTTGATGCCGCCAACCGTACCCGTGCCAGCGTCAGCCACCAGTGCCTGCAGGCCGTTGATCTGATTGGCAGCAGTGCCGTCAGAGTACAGGTCAGCGGACAGGCCGTTGGCAAACGAGTGCTGGGCATTCTTCACTTTCGCTTTCACGAAATTGATGATTCGGTTCTCGCCAGAGTTGGTACGCATTTCCAGACCGGACACAGCCAGATTGACTGCGACCTGACGCCATGGGAACTCAGCTGCGGACAGAACGTCCACGGCGCCGATGTTCAGCACGTCATAACCAGAGTAACGCTGGTAAGTGGTGTTGGAAGCATATTCCAGGGGTTGAACAATGCTCAGACCGCCGTCTTCCAGGCGGACATTGCCCGACTCGGAAAGCTTGCGAAAGAGCGCGTTGTGTTTTGTTACGTTGTCTGCAACTTCTTTGGCATGGTTGCGGAAGGTGGTTGTTACCAGTTCCGAAAACACGCCAAAGTTACCTGCGGCGTAACCTTGACCGGGAGAGGCCATGATGATTTCCTTTGGTGTTTAGGCGTTCTGCAATCTGCGCAGAGTTGACCTGATGGTTTCGTCCATAGTGCCTATGGGCTGCGATACCGGCATTGAAGGTCTGCTTCGTGTATTCACACTTGCCGCCTGCTTTGCCGCTTGCGCTGTCAGAGTTGCCTTCGCCTTTGCTTCTGTTTGCTGTTGTGCAATCAGGGATGCGCGGGTCTGAGGGTTAGCCCAAACAGCTTGCTCATAGGCATCCTGAAGGTCTTGGGCTTGGCCTGCTTGTAGAAGCGCGGCCATATGCCCACGGACACTTTCAAAGTGACTATGGTTTGGGTCAGAACTGAAACTGGCAATTTCGCTGTTGAGCTTTGCCTGTTCCTGCTGTTGACCCATGAGTGACTGTTGCTGAATCCAGCCTTCGAGCTGCTGCACACGCTGTGCCATCGCTGAGGTTTGTGGATCCGGCTGCGGAATGTTTGCCACCTGGCCTAGGTCTACACCGTAGGCCCGGGCAAGTTCCGCGAAATACGCTTGCTTCTGCTCTGGAGGCGAATAACGCAACTTGGCGTCAGCCTGGAGCAGTTCTCGAACCGCCACGTCTGGTGCGACGTTGAGCGATTGGAGTGTGTTCATGTGCGGCGCAATTGCCGCCTGCAATGTGTCGGCAAACTGAGCTTTTTGCTTGTAGGACTCGATCCCCTTGTGGAAATCAGCCTCACGGCGCTCAACTTCAGATTGCACCTCGGGAGGCAGAGTGCCCCACTTTTCCGCCACTTCCTTGCGCCAGGTGTTTGGGGCAGGCTTAGTTACCACTTCGGGCTTTTCAGCCTCTTCGGCAATCATGGGTTTGTCAGGGGCAAACTTGCCCTTGTCATCCCTGACCTTCTCGATCTTCTGCGCCTTCTCTACGGGCTCGTCTTTCAGGCCCTCGCCCTTTTCCGTCAAGCTCCGTAGAGTCTCGCGGATCGTGTCGTCCATGGACTTGGGTTCAGGAGCGTCTACAACCGTGTCAACGGGTGCTATGTCGTCGGGGGTAGCCCCTTCGTTTTCAAGCATTTACTTTTCCTTCGGGCAATAAA